GCAGAAATAATAAACAACAAAGACCCAGAAGGGCTTCAACGTGTTCAAGTTAGGATTATGGGTATACACAATCAAGATGAAATTGAATTACCAGATTCAATATTACCGTGGGCTGAACCAACTCTACCAATAACAGGTGGTAGAATTTCTAACGGATATGGTGATTTTGATGTTCCAGATAATAATGATTGGGTTTGGGTATTCTTCGAGGCACACGATACTGGTTATGTGTTTCCAAAGTATTTTGGTGCTATTAGAGGTAATAACGACACTAATTCTAATTATACACAAGGTAAAAACCATATTATTCAAGATAGATTTAAAAATATAACTAAAATAGATAAAGATAACTATGAAAAAATAGACACTTGGAATAATAATACACATGTTAACAAGGATTACTCTAATTATACTGATAATTTTGGTAATAAAATAACATTAAATGAAGAAATTATTGAAATAAAGTCAAAAAATGGTAATACCCTTACCCTAAACAGTAGTAAAAATAAAATAGAAATAACAACACCAGGTGGTGCATATATAAATATAGACGACGACGGAGATAGTATGGAATTTGGTATTGGTAGTTCTAAAATAAACTTAGATGGTAGTGGAACTGTAGAGGTATCATCAAAAGATGGTAAAAATAGTACAGTTAAATTCAATGAACTTATGGTTTTATTTAATACACACACGCATAATTTAGGATATACACCAACAACACCCCCACTAACACCAATGGATATATTTCAACACTCATTTTCTTCGTTCTCACATTTAGGGTTTCACCCAATAAATACTATATTAGTATCTGAGACTAGCGACCACGAAGCTGAAAATGACGCGCCTGGTTCAGTATATCTTAAAGAATCTATAAGTCCAAATTCACCTAAACCAGAATCAGATAAAGAGGTTGTATCAACACTATTAAAAAATAATACAACAAATCCTTCTACTGATGAATATGAGGGTACTCTAAATATACCAACAAAATCACCTAAATATACTGGAACAATTGTATCTAGTGTAAATTATTATAGTAAAGGTAAAGTAATAGGAAAAGGTGATTTAGTATCAATACAAGGTTTTGCTGTTGATTCAAAAATAGCAGTAAAAGTTTATCAAATGATAAAAGACTCGCAAATATATAATATGGTTGAAAATCTTAAATATTTAGAATACAAAGATAGTGATAATTATAATAACGAAAGTATATTTTATGTTACAGAAAAAGGAGCTGAAAATTTAAATGAAATAAACCCTGAAACTACAATTAATTATGTTAAAGATGATAAATTTATATTTACAGAAGAATATCAAAATAATAATTGTGTTTATTCACTAATTCAAATAAATTCTGGTTTTAGAAGTAAAGATAAAGATATTATTGACCCTATAAATGGTGGTTTATTATGTAGGTCACAATTATCACTCAGAAAACAAAATAAATCAAGAAAAATGACAAATAACGAACTAATGACATTATCATCTACAATGTTCTCCCCATATACCGCCACACCAGGTTGGAGTAAACACCAAAATGGTACTGCTGTTGACCTTAACACCCGTGGTGCTGGACAATGGGCCTGGTTACAAGAAAACGTTGAAAGTTACGGATTTAAAAGAACAGTTCCTAGTGAAAGATGGCATTATGAATATAAGGGGTAAAAAATGACACCTAAGAAAACAAAATATATTCAAGGATTATATAAACCAAGATATAAAAACAAATATAAAGGAAATATTAAACAAATAATATATAGAAGTTCATATGAACTACAATTTATGAATTATTGCGATAACTCTAATGCTATTTTAGAGTGGGCATCCGAAGAAATCGTTATACCATATATAAAACCTACAGATAAAAGAGTACACAACTATTATCTTGATTTTTGGATAAAATATGTGTCGGATGAATATGAGAAACAAGAAGATTATTGGGAACTTGTTGATATATCTAAATTAACCGAACAACAACAGACAAAAGCAAAACTAATTATCGAAAATAAATCAAATATTACTCCAATTAGAGGTAAATCTGAAACAGCTGACCCTAAAATTGGTAAAGAAAATGAATTATATCATTGCACTGAAAGTGATAACCTTTATATCAAGAGAAGAGGTCATTTTTTAATAAGTGAAAAAGGATATAAAATTAAAAAGATTAAAAAAGCAATAATAGAAATAAAACCAGAGAACCAGGTTAATAAACCTAAGCAACCGCAACGTATAACAATACAATTCAAGAAAAAAATGATTACTTGGTGTATTAATCAAGCAAAATGGGAGTCAGCCCATAACTTTGCAAGGAAAAATAACATGGAATTTAAAATAATAACAGAAAAATTCTTAAAGAACTCAAGATGAAAAGAAAATTTATAAAAAATAATAATTTATTAAAAAACACTCTATGGAAAATGGACTGGGTTAATGAACAGTTAATAATATATGAAAAAAACTGTATATATTTCATACCATATCGTTCATATACCGCTATGAAGTTAGATACCAGCAAATTTCCAGAAGATGTTAAAAAATTTATACTTAAAAACATCATTGTTAATAATAAGTTAGCAAAAATCAATAAAACATATAATACAAAAGTATCAAACGATAATATTTTGAGATTTCCAACACTTCATTATATATTAATGTTTACTCTAAAGGTAATAAAAAATCCTTTTGATATATATAAGCAAATATCTGTGTTTAGGTACGACGAAAATAACTCCCTAGACTTAAATCTAAATAAAAAAATTAATTATATTTTTGAAAATTATAAATAATATCAGAATAAACTTAAAAATTTAGGAGGAAACCTAATATGGCTTTTACACTACAATCAGATTTTACTTTCAGCATCCCAAGAGATATACAAGATGTTGATGGTTCAAACACAGCAAGAATAAAAAGAACAAGTGCTGATGGAGTTGTTCCAGTTGTTCTAACAGGCTCAAATAATCTAAATTTAAATGAGCTAAAAGTATTAAACTATATTTGTTATAAAACTGGTGCTACATTAGATACAATTGAGAAAAGACGTATTGAATCTATAGAAGATTCTCTTGTCCTAGAAACAGGATATGTTTATGTAGATTCAACAGATAAAAACAAAATTATTGGTGTTGGCACATCCTTTATTACTGATGTATATGCTAAACAGAGACTAAGTATTGATGGTGTTGTATATACCGTTAAAACTATCACTAATGATACAACAATTATATTGTATGAATATATAACATTACCATTATCTACAGTTTCTGTTAAATTTTACAGTATTGATTATCTTATAACATTAATGAACCCACTTGGTGCTCATTGGAACGCTTTTCCAACTACTGATAATCTTTGCATGCAATCATTTGATGATAATGTTAGATTCCTTAATGACAATAGTGTTGAATGTTACTATAGAGTTCAGTCTAATAGCACAAGTCAATTAGTTTTCGATATTGATTATACTCCAGACAAAGCAATTGATTTAAAAGCTGAACGTTCTTCATATAGATATGAAGTAACAAGAGAAAGAGATAGAGTTGAAGATATATTTAATGAAAGTTCATATATAGATGAAGCAAAAGACACATCAAGCACCATAACTCAAAACGTTTATACTTGGGCTAATGTTGGTATAAGTAGAACAATTTCATTGCGACATGAATTTAATATAACATTAGTAGACCAATTAATAAAAATAAGATTATATCCTAGTGATATGAATTTTGCAACTGGTGATACTACCACAATACTTAGTGATTGGACACTTAAAATTGATGTTCGCGAAGACACTCTTGGTAAGAGATACAATACAAATTTTGTTACCGTTTAATATTTTATTATGAGGATTAAAACATGAGTACATTTAACTTTATGAGGAAACTCAAGAGTCACAAACAAACAGAAGATAAAATTGAAAGAATAATTCAAAAAGGTAGAAAAGATAAAGATAATCCATCTAACCAAACTTATACAACAGAGTTTGGTGAATATTATGCAAAAGATGGTTCTATTAGAGTAGACGGTTTCATGAACGAAGCAACAAACTATATTACATCTAACATTTATGAAATGGAACATAAACAAGCCATGGAAAAATATAGATATATGTCTACATTACCAGAAGTTGATGATGCGATTGAAGAAGTTATAAATGAAGCAATTGTTAATGATGATTCAGAGGATGAAATAATTAGAGTTGAATTTAAAAAAGACGCTAATATTGGAGATGAACTTAGAGAAGCAATCCAAGATGAATTTAAATATATTAGAGATATTCTTCTAGATTTCAATGGTCAAGGACAAAAACTTTTTAGAAATTGGTATATAGATGGTTGTATGTATTTAGAAAAGGTGTTTAACCCAGATAATGTTAGACAAGGAATAATAAAAATAAACCCACTTGATTCAGCATATATTACATACTTCACTGTTCTTAGTAATGTTGAAGCAGACGGTTCAGATATGCCTATTGATTCATATCATTTGAAAGATAGAATTATTGACGAGTTTTTTATTGTTAAGAAACCTATTTTTTCTTCTAATTATTATAATACAAACAGTATGATGTTTAATATACCTAAAAGTGGTGCCGTTGCCGATGAATATCACACAAAAAAAGTTCCAGTAGAACTTATTACATATATTGACTCTGGTTTATATCACCCAAACAAATATTATCCTTATTCTCATTTACATAAAGCATTAAAAGTATCTAATCAACTTACTCTATTAGAAGATGCTCTTCTAATTTATAGAATAACAAGAGCACCTGAAAGAAGAATATTTTTCATCGAAGTTGGTAACATGGTTCCAGATAAAGCCGAGTCATATATTCGTAAATTAATGAGACAATATAGACAAGAAAAGGTTTATGATGTTAATACTGGTCAAATTAATGAAAAAGGTGCTTTTATGGCTATGACAGAGGACTTCTGGTTGCCTAGAAGAAACGGACAGGCCACAACCGAGGTAACTACCCTCCAAGGTGGGCAAAACCTCTCAGAAGTAGAGGATTTGAACTATTTCGCTAATAAGATTTGGAGAGCATTAAAAGTTCCATACACAAGAAGAGCAGATAAAGAAAATAATGGTGTTCAATTTAATACTGGTAGAGAATTAACAATAGAAGAATTCAAATTCTTTAAATATATCTTAAAATTGAGACGAGAGTTTTCAAAACTATTTGATGACATTCTTGGTACACAATTAGTTATTAAAAGATATGTTAATAGTGAAGATATTGATGAAATAATGTCTAAAATAAAATATACATATCATAATGATAACTTCTTTAGTTCATTTATGAAACTAGATATATTAAACACCAGATTAGATATATTAAATTCTATTGACAATTATGTTGGTAAATATTTCCCTAAAGATTATGTTTATAGTGAAATTTTCGAGCTTAGTGAAGAAGAAATCGAACAACTAAAAGCAAAAATGGAAGAAGAAAATGAAAATGGCGAGGGAGTAGAAGGTGAAGAAGATAATAATTCACCAGGTGGTGACTTAGGTTTACCACCACCAAGCGAATAATCAAAATCATAAATAATTCATAGAGTTAATATATAAAAGGTATAAATTATGAATTTTAATAAAGAAAATTTTATTAAATCACTCGATAACATGTTCGAATCACAGATGAAAAATATGTTTACCACAGATGAACTAAATTCAATTAATTTAAAAAATAAAATGAATAATGACGTATTTATAATAGAAAAAAAGTTAATTGAATCTGATGATAAAGAATTTTTAGATAAAATAAACCTTAAAAATAAGAAAAAACTAAGCCAGGCTATATCAGACAGCGGTACTCACGTTATTATAGTATATAATGAGAGGAAAACCCCAATATATGTTGATGGTAGATGGGACGGTGGTGATACAACTTTCATTAACATCAAAAATAAGAAATATATTAAGATAATTAAAGAAAATAAGTATGGTATTATTAATATAAATGGTAGTATTATAGTAAAACCTAATTATGTTGACATAAAAGAAGTAATCAATGAAAAATATTTGTGGGTATCTAACAATAAAGATGATTATTCATATTTCTTGATGTCGTTACAAGAAAAAGCTCTTACACCAAAAGATATATTTTTCTCAGGTAAACAACTAATAACAAAAAAAGATGGTAACGTGTTTTTATTTGGTAAAACCAGGTTAGGTGAGATGATATATGATATAACCAACCAAAAACATCTAATAACTAGCGGTAAATTCAAGAAAATAAAAATTAATGAAGAAACAAATCTTTTTATAGTTCAAGATAACACTGATATGTTTGGTGTATATAAAAATGATACTCAATTAATTGAAACTATATATGAACATATTAATATTTTTAACAATATCATTCAAGTAACTAAAAATAAAAAGATTGGTGCTTTTGATTTGAACGGTAATAACATAATTCCATTAGAATATGATAAAATTATAAACATAGCAGAAAATAAAATAACACTTTCTAAAAACAATATAAAAGAAACAATAACAATTGGAGAATAAAATGGAAAGAACTAGAATATTAAACGAAAAACCAGACGACAGAACGCGTAATCTAATTATTGAAAAAAATGATTTTAAAGCATGTCAGCTAATTACTGAAAATGTTGGTGGTGTACGACGATTATATATTAAAGGTGTATTTTCTGAATTTGATATTAAAAATCAAAATGGAAGAGTATATCCAGAAAGTATAATGAAACCAGAAATTATTCGTTACATGGAAACATATGTTAAAACAGGTAGAGCATTCGGAGAATGTGACCATCCAGACTGTTTTCTTCAATCATTTCAAACACTTACGGAAAACGGGTGGAAAAAATTTGAAGAAATTAATATAGAAGCAGATAAATTAGCTACTATTAACATAGAAACAAACGAATTAGAGTATAAAAAGATAGAAAAGAAAATTGATGAACATTATTCTGGTGACGCATATAAAATACAAGGAAGAAATATAAACACCGAAGTTACGCCAAACCATAAATTTTTATTAATAGATAGATATGGTAAAAAATCATATCATACAATAGAAGAAATTTATAATAATCGCAAATCATTTAATAAACATAAAATAGCTAAAACAGTTGATTGGGTTGGGACTGATATAGAATTTTTTAACATTGGTAGTAATAAATATCCAATAAAACCATTTATGTCTTTTATGGGATTTTGGTTAGCCGAGAGTCATGTATCTAAATCGCATAATAATATAATAGGTATATCACAAAACGAAGGATTAATAGCAGATGAATTTAGAGAAATATTAAAACAATTACCTTTTACATATACAGAATATTATGAAAAAAGACGTGATAACGTACACGTTAGATTTAGTATTAAAGATAAAGAACTATATAACTATCTTATACCCCTTGGTAAATGTTATAATAAATATATTCCATCTGAATTAAAACAATTATCATCATCATTACTAGAAGAATTATTAGAATGGTTTATAAAAGGTGATGGTAGAGACCAAAGAGGTATGTATGGTAGAAATAGAGTAAATATTTTTGCAACATCTGAAAAACTAATTGAAGACCTACACGAAATAGTTATTAAAATTGGTGGTAGTGGTAATTGGACTGAATATGAAACAACAACTGATTATATGTTTGCAGACCATTTAATAGAAGCTAAAAACAAAAAAACATTATATCAATTAAATATTTCAACAACGGGTGGTATATACCTAGACGATAGATTTTTATCTATAAAAAAAATAAAACACAATGGAAATATTTTTTGTTTTACGATGAAAGATAATCATAACTTTTATGTTAAACAAAATAATAAAACTTTTTGGAGTGGTAATTGTAATCATATTCAATTAGATAACATTTCACATAGAATTGTTAATCTTTGGATTGATAGTAATAAAGTATATGGAAAAGCATTGATTGGTGGCCCAAAGGGTGACACAATTAAAAAAATTTTTGAAATGGGTGGTGTCGTTGGTGTTTCATCTCGTTCACTTGGTAATATTAACCATAGAAATGAAGTCACTGATTTACAGATAATCGGTTGGGATATTGTACACGAACCTAGCGTTGGTAGTGCATTAATGGAGACCATGACCGAATCAAAAAACAACAATGTTAATTATAATTGGACTAATGATAACACAGGTTTCCTAACAGAAAGTGTTAAAAGAGAACTTAAAATCATAAATAACAATATGTTACTCGACAAAAATGAGTTATCTCAGTTTGCCGAGAGTTATATGAAACGTTATTTTGAAAGTTTATATAACAGGTAATAGTTAGAGAGTATTAATTACGGAGGAAATTTCAATGGCAAAGCAAAAGACAACTGGAAACGGTAAAGCACCTAACAAGAGAACCCCAGAGGACTCAGTTAAGGTTGCTCTCGAAAAGTCTAAAGCTACAATTGAACCAGGTATTAACAATGAAATTAAAGACATTGTTAAAGACATTCTCAACGGTAATCTTAAAAAAGCAATGGATGCAAATGTAACCGACAAAGTAAGAAAAATTGGTCTTAAAGAGAACGAAGAAGCTCTAGACGAAAAAGAACTTATTTTAGGTGGCAAGAGTGAAGACGACGGTGCTGGACACAAGCAAGTTAAACCAGATGTAACTGATGTAACATCTAATGGAAAACAAGAAGGTGGAAAGCAAGACGGTGAAACTATGCACGAGGGCGAAGAAGAAGTTATCAGTGGTGAATTAGAAATTGATGGTTCAACTGAAGAAAACGACATCGAGGAAAAATTAAAAGAAATGGGTTATGGAACAGAAGAAGTTACAGATGAAACTGTTCAACCAGAAATTGAAGATAATGAATTTGCTGAAATCGACTTAGAAAAAGTTGGTTATGGACAAAATGAAGCACACGACACTTTTGGTGAAGAAGAAACACTTGATGTTGAAACTGACCCAATCGAAGAACCTATTGGTGGAGAAGAAATCGAAGCACCTATGGAAGCACCTATGGAAGAACCTATTGAAGCTCCAGTTGACGCAGAAGTTTCTATGGAAGAACCTATTGAAGCTCCAGTTGAAGTGCAGATTGCTCAAATGGATTATGCAGATTTAGGTGACGAAGACCAAAGTGATATTGATGAATATCAAAAAGATATTGATGATATTAGAGGTAAACTTACTAATGAACTTGAATCTTTTGGTGAATCTATTCTTCCAAAAGAAAAACAAGATAAACTTAGTGTTTATTTTGAAATGTTAGCTGATAAGAAAGCTGATATAATTGCTAAGAAACAAGTTGCTACAGTTGTTGATAAGACAAATGACTATATGGAATATGTTGTAAAAGAATTTGTATCAAACAAAGAAAAAGAAATTAAAGAAGCTGTTGAATCATCTAAGAAAACTGAGATTTATGAAAATTTCAAACATTTAGTTGAAAAAATGTATGGCGACAATCTTACTGATATTATGGAATCCAAAAAATCAGAAGAGTTCCTTATAAATGTTATAGCTGAAATGAAAAATGAAAACGAAAAACTAGAAACAAGTTTAACAGAAGCAAGAGAATCTTTAGTAGAAATGGAATGTAAAGTTATTTTTCAGGAAATGACAAAAACAGCTACATATACTGAAAAAGCAAAGCTTGCTGAATTCGTAGAAACTTTTGACTACAACACTGTTGGTGATTTTAAAAGAAAATTAAGTATTGTTATTGAACAATTTAATAACCTTAAAAAAGATAGTTCAAAAAGACCTACAGCAAAGAAACAGGTTAATATTGATGAAAAGAAAATCGTTAACGCTGTTAAGAGAAATAGAATCAATGAGTCTATTGATGAAATAGAAGAAATAGACCCAGGTATATATAATAGTAATTTATGGTAATATAAACTTAGTAAGAGGAAAAAACTATGGAAAAGTTAAGAACCGAACAACTTAAAAGAAAATGGAATAAAGTGTTAAATCACCCATTAGCTAAAAAGTTAGATGAAAGAAAGAAGGGCGTTGTTGCTCTTATGCTTGAAAGCCAAATGGGTTTCTTGCAAGAAAGAAAGGATACTAAACGTATTGATGAAGATATGAGTTTTGGTAACCACGTTTCAGTTAGTGATGTGAACACATATGATGCTGTTCTTATCCCACTGTTAAGACGTGTAGCTCCAGACCTTATCGCACTTGATATTCTTGGTACACAACCGATGGAAAAACCATCACAGTTAATTTTCGCAATGCGCGCTCACTATGCTGGTAACGAAGCTGACCCTAATAGCTATCCACTTCCTGGTGTTGATGGTAATAGACTTCCTTACGACGCAAATGAAAATAGTGCAAGCACTGTTTATTATGAAATGGTTGAAGTTAATAACATTTCGTCAACCACACCAGCTAGTCAGTATAATATTGGTGATGTTATTTCTAATGATTGGAGCGATGGTTCTCCAACTAAATATGGACTTGTTCTATATAAAGAAGCTAGTGTAAACAATGATAGAATGACCATTCTTGTTGAAAGACTTGATGGTAGTAAGAAATCACATAGACAAGGTACATTCAACCCTGCAACACTTACTGAATTCTTCACGAAGACTGATAGTATTGTTCCAGATATGGCTGACCCAGCATGGACTGCTGTACCTACTGTTGTATTTGACCTTCCAGATGAAGCTATGTATAATGCTGTTCTTCAACAGTATAGTGGTACATATTCAAGAGATGCTTCTGAGCAAATGGGTAAGGAAATTAATCAAATGAATTTCAGTATTGATAAGATTACCGTTACTGCTAGAACTCGTATTCTCAAAGCTAGATATAGTTTTGAGGTTGCCGAAGACCTTAAAGCTTACCACGGCTTAGACGCAGAAAATGAGCTTGTTAACATTCTTTCTTATGAGATTCTCGCAGAGATGAACAGAGAAATCGTTGACAGACTTAGACTTGCTTCTATTCAAGGTGGAACAACTTCTTTCACTTACAGCAATGTAGATGGTAGATGGTCACAGGAACGTTTTAGAACACTTTACAATCTTATTAATAAGACTGCTAACCAGATTGCAATCACGACTCGTAGAGGAAATGGTAACTTTATCATTTGTTCAATGGATGTTAAGACTGCTCTTGATTCACTTGATGGTTATGAGTTCTGGACTGATATTAACGCAAACTTCAACTCTAATAGTGCTATAGCTTATGCTGGTACAATTGGTGGAAGATATAAAGTGTACGTAGATACTTTCGCAATGAAAGATTACGCGCTTATTGGATATAAAGGCGATTCAGAAATGGATGCTGGAATGTTCTATTGCCCATACGTACCATTGAATATGGTCAGAGCTGTAGGCCAGGATGATTTTCAACCTAGAATCGGTTTCCGTACTAGATATGGTCTCTCAGAGAACCCTTTCGGTGCGAAACTTTACTACCGTTACATTGATGTTTCAGGTCTTTCATACGCTTATGGAGATGGCCCAATACCTGTTACTTTTCAAAACGTCTAGTTGATTTGTATAACTGATTATTCTAGCCCCTCTTCGGAGGGGCTTTTTTTATTTGACAAACACAATAATTTATGATATAATAATATATTATTAATTTAGAGTGAGGTTTTATTATGAAGTGTCTTGTGTGTGATAAAAAAGTTAAATATGATAAAAAACATAAAACATATCCAATGTTTTGTTCAAAAGAATGTAGATATAGTGAAAAAGGAAAAGAAATATCCAAAAAAAGAAGAAAAAAATATACAAAAGAAGAGAATGAAGCTATAAACAAAAAAAGAACTAAAACTAATCTTAAAAAATACGGTGTTAAAAATATATTTCAAGATAAATCTGTTATAAAAAACTCTAAACAAAAACGAAAAGAAACAAATGAAAATAAATCAGACGAAGAAAAAGAAAAATTAAAAGAAAAAATAAAAGAATCATATATACAAAAATATGGTGTTGATAACCCAATGAAATCTGAAAAAGTTAAAGAAAAATTAAGAAAAACTAATTTAAAAAAATATGGTGTTGATAACCCAACAAAAACAAATGAAATACAACAAAAAATAAAAGAGACTAATTTAGAAAAATATGGTGTTGATAATGTTTTTAAAAGCGATAAAATAAAAGATAAAATTAAAAAAACACAACGAATACAATATTATGATACTTTTATAGAAATGCTAAAACAGAAAAAAATAGAACCTCTATTTTCAAAAGAAGAATATATTAATTTTGACTATAGAAAAGATATTAAAAAATATAATTGTTTGATATGTAATAAATCATTTGAAACAAAACAAATAAAAGTTCAAAAAGTATATTGCCCTCACCATAGTTTTAGCACATCCAATCAAGAACAAGATGTATGTGATTATATTAAATCATTAAACGTAACAATAGAACAAAATAAACGATATTATTATACTAATCAGAAATATTTTGAAATAGATATATTTATACCAGAATTGAATATAGGAATAGAATATAATGGTATGTATTGGCACTCTACACTACAAAAAGATAAAAAATATCATAAACAAAAATATATTTTTTTTAAAGAACGTAATATTAAACTATTCCAAATAAAAGAAAGCGACTGGATTCATAAACAAGAAATAACAAAATCAATAATAAAAAATATATTAAAGAAAACTGATAATAAAATACCAGCCCGAAAATGTATTATAAATAAGATATCTAATAATCAATATAAAAACTTCTGTGAGTTAAACCATATACAAGGGTATTGTGTTGCTAAAATTAGACTAGGTTTGTTTTATAAAGAAGAACTAATTCAAATAATGTCATTTTCTAAACCAAGATATAATAAGAATTATGATTGGGAAAATATTAGAACATGTAGTAAAATTTACACCCACATACAAGGAGGGTTTTCTAAATTATTAACTTTTTTTAAAAATAACTATAATGGTTCTATAATATCATATGTTGATATTAGTTTATTTTCTGGTAATGGTTATATTAATAATGGATTTATTCTTACAAATCATACGGAGCCAAATAAATTTTATTTTAAAAGAGATGATTGTATGATAATAAACCGTATTAATCTTCAAAAACATAAATTAAAAAACATATTAATAGATTTTGATGAAACCAAAACAGCTGAATATAATTTAATAAAAAACAATTATTTAATATATTATGATTCAGGTAATCTTGTTCTAGTATGTGAATAACAATCACCTCAAATCATAAATATAACTAGATTAATTTTATATATAATAAAAAAATGAAAAATTTCAAGAATTATTTAAAAGAAGATGTTATGAAAGCGTTATCAGTAAAGCAACCATGGGCATGGTTAATAGTCAATGGACATAAAGATATTGAAAATAGAACTTGGAATACCAATTTTAGAGGACGATTCTTAGTACACGCTAGTAATAACTTTGATAAGGAAGGATATAACTATGTTAAAAATGCTTTTCCTCATATATCATTACCACAAGAGAATGAATTTAACTATGGTGGTGTAGTAGGGTCAGTAGAACTCCTAGAAACGGTTATACACAGCGATAGTCCCTGGTTTGATGGAAAGTATGGGTTTGTGCTAAAAAACCCTCAGAAATTCGATTTTGTTCCATATAGAGGTAACCTAAAATTTTTTAATGTTAATATTTAAAAGGTAACATAATATGACTGATAAAAAACAAAAAGTTAATGTAGATATTAATCTACAAAAAAGTAATAATTATAAAATGATTCTCAGAAAAGATGACCAAATGAAGTCTGAGGATATTATTTTTTATATTACTAATTTTACAGTTCCTACTATATCAATTACTAGTGCTGATATTGGTGTTAATCAAAATGTCATAAAATATCCATCACAAGGTAAGCTCCATTATGAAGAATTACCATTAGAAATATTAGTAGACGATAACTTGAACTCATACTTAGAGTTATTACGATGGTTAAATAGACTAAACAACCCAGAGAAATTATTGAGAAGTCATAATAGTGGGTTTGAAGCTGGTGTTAGTAGTAATAAGAATATTAAAAAAATTATTGAAGAATCAAATCAATTTCCAATTGACTATAGAGATTTGGATATAATAATCACAGATAGAAATCATAGAGATATGTTAAAATTTAATTTTGTTGATGCCTGGGTTCAAAATGTAGGTGATTTAGAATTAGACGCACAATCAAGTGAGTATATAACAACAAGAGCAACATTCAATTATTTATATATGAGAGTTTTTGATTTAACTAAAGAAGAACCGAAACAGATTGTGCCACCATTAGATAACTCTACTTGGGTATATTAATAATATATACATAAATCTAATTCTACATTTGATATATATTTTCGTAAAGACATATGTTTTTGAATCATATAATTTATATCTTCTAACGTAGCCTCAAACATTATTTCAACAACAGTGGTTTTATCTGCAAAGTTTTTATCAATAACAGTATCTATTGTTAAACGATTAAATTGAATCCCTGTATCATAAATATCAAAAACTTCTTTTAACAAATTTGGTTTTTCACCAAAACTATCAGGTCTAACTGTTATATTTGCAATAAACTTTTCTGAATTACTATCCATATAAAAAGAAAAAAGCTCTTCCTTACATATGTTTAATATTTCACTTAAATTATTATCAACATTTTCGTCTGTTTTATATAGTATTTCTTTTGATTTTTCATCATAACATAATATAATATCTTTTCTCATTCTCATAATAACCCCTATTTTTTATCTGTAGAACCAAAACCACCATCACCACGCTCACTTTCTTCAAACGATGTAACAACTTCAAACTGCTCCCCAATATATACACTACTAATAACTAATTGGGCTATTTTATCACCATCGTTTAATATTATAGTTTCATTACTAGCATTATATAAAATAACACCAATATCACCATGATAATCCTGGTCAATTGTACCAGGAGAATTTAAAACAGTTAAACCTAATTTTAGTGCGTTACCACTTCTAGGTCTAACTTGCATTTCATGAACAAATATACTCATAAGTGGTGATGGTAAAAACATTTTAATACCAGTTAATGCTAACATTCTACCACCAGGTTTAAGTGGTACAGTACCTGAATGGTCATGTGGAACCTCTTCGTCGAACCACATTGGTTCACTTAATATTTTATCTTCATTAAAAAACCGATATCCTTTAATAACTAAATCCATTCCAGCTGATGTTTTTGTACCACGTTTAGGTATTTCAGCACCATGTGATAAAATTGTTTTAATATTCATTTTAACTCCCATATATATTTACCGTGTTCTTTATATGTTTCTATTATTGTTGCTACATCTATTTCAAATTTAGAACCATCCTTCAATTTAACTTCAATAAGTGGTTTAAAAACACCCGAGCTTACTGTTTTATAAAAAGATACTATTTCATCAGCTCTTTCTTTATTTATTAAACCATCTATTAAATCTTTATGCATGCTATTACTAACAGCACCAATCCTTGCCATATTTTTATCTATCATATAACCTCCGTATTAAAACTCAATCCAGTCTATAGTATCAAAATCAACAATGTTTTCTACTAAAAACCATGTTATTGTTTTATCTTCATATAATCTACTAAAAAATTCCTCAACATTACCACCAGTATCACACATAAGATTTAAAAACAATTCATTATTGAGTTTATATATCCTTTTACCTGGATGTTTCATAATATATATTGTTGGTATGTGTTTATCACTCTCAAAAAATATATTACTACTTTTTAAGAATTTTGTTTCTTTTATATCTTTTATTTGATTAATATTCATAATGTTCCTGCTACATATATACCAAATAAAGAGTTCCAACCATGTGGTACCTTATATACACCATTCTCTTCACTAACAATAGACTCAAAGCCAACTAAAACACTCTTTTTATCTATTTCAACCATACCTTTATTAGATAAAATTGAGTCTCTAAATTCAAAATAAGTCATTTCAGTTGTATTATCTTTAAATATTGGTTCTTCACTGTCAATTTTATCAGCACTAGCTACCATATAATCACATTTATATAAAGAATATTCACACTCATTCTCAGTTTCATTAACAACAAGAAAAACAACTCTAGGTACAAAATCATCCTCACTAACTGCTCTTTTTACATATACTCTCTTATTTGAGAATGGTTCTTCTAATTTTTGTAAACTTTTAGTAACACTATTAGTAACATTCTTATATATATTTTCAAGAAACGTTTCAAGTTTTTTTGGTAAA